TGTCCCCCGAGGACTTGGCGCGGGTACAGATTGCCCAGATGGAGCATGAAGAGGAACTGCTCAAGTTGCGTCTGGAAGAGGACAAACTTGACCTTGCTGAACTTGAGATGCGCCTTAAGGACACCAACGATGCGCGGGTACGCGAGACGCAGATTGTCACCTCCGACAAGGCACCGCTGCTAAACAAACTCATCACGCCGATTTTGGCGCTTGGTTTGCTTGGCATCACCTTCACGCTCTTCGGCATCGTGCTGTTCCAAGCAAGCCCGATTGACCCTAGCCGCAAGGACATCCTCATCTACATTTTGGGCGTGCTGTCTGCGGTCGCTACGCAGGTCGTCTCGTACTACTTCGGTAGCAGCCAGTCAAGCAAGGACAAGACCGACGCACTCAAGGAGGCCATCAAGTGAGTCTCGTAGCAGAACAGGCGGCGTTCCTGCTGGATGTCGCCAAACTCGTTAACAAAGCGACTGAACTGGGCTTCGTCGTCACGGGCGGTGAACTTGCCCGTACCCCGGAACAGCAGGCCATCTATGTCAAGACTGGGCGTAGCAAGACGATGAACAGCATCCACCTCAAGCGGTGTGCCATCGACCTTAACTTCTTCAAGGACGGCAAACTGACCTACGACATCCCGGCGCTTACTCCGGTCGGTGAGTATTGGCAGAGCCTCAACCCCAAGAACCAATGGGGCGGGTTCTGGAAATCGTTCAAGGATGTGCCGCACTTTGAGCGTAGGGTTTAATCACCTGCCTCGGTTCGAACGAGGATTGCCGGGGTCAAAACCCGGAGTTTTGCCAGTTAAACTACAGGTGAGCAGAATCAATCCCTACCAAGTATCCCGATAGCCTCGGCTGCACGCCCAATTAGGCTTTGGGACGCGGCTCCATTCGTGGTGTCTGCGTGCCTTTAGGTTGCGGAACCAGTTGACGAACCATCTGACCATAGTGCCTCCACCGAGTAGGACTGTGACGGTGACTTCCAATCTTTAGACGGCTCACCTGACAGGTGGCTCGGGTCAACCCAATGCAGTTTGTTGTTGGGGTAGGCGATGAGCGGCCCAGCCTCCAGCCGGACAATGTGGTGGTCTTTGCTCTGGTCGCTGACCTCCGACCATCCCCCGTTGTGCCAGAAGATGCTGAACAGGTAGACCCCCGGCCTCCACATTCCGTCCCTGCCACGGGCGCGGACACGGTGACCCCGCAGGAACTCCATTTCACGCACCTCGGCATGGCGGCTAAACGAGTCCCACCAGCAGGCGAGTTCTAAAGCCATTGGAGGGCATGGCTTCGACACAAGGGCATGGATAGGCACCCTCGCCCATTGCGCCCCGCAGGCCGCCATAACGCTAAACATGGGTACCCGTGCAGGTTCGGCGCGAAACCCGAAGATGGTGCAGGGGGTAAACTCCCCTTTGCCCGTCTGGTGGTCATATAGGAATTCGTTGCGGATGTAAGCCGGGGTGTACGGCGTGTCTACCATGAAGGTCACAGTAGTCCTTCCCGGTTGAGTTGCGCGAGGGTTCGCGCCATGCCCTCAAGGTGCAACAGGCGCACATAGTCCCGGTCGAGGTCGGTATGCGCTCGACGGTCGATAGCATCGTGGCACGCGCTACAGGCCCATGCGCCAAGGATGTCGGGCGACTTCATGCCTATGCCAGACACCCCGGCAAGCCTGTAGTGGGCCAACACAACGGTTTCAGAATTGTGGTTGCACACCTCGGGGATACGCACCATGCAGCCCCTGCCCTTGGCTTCTTTACGCAGTTTCATACGACGGCTCCGGTATCACGATGCCCATATCAAGGCACTTTGTTTCAAGGAACAGCAAGTAATCGCTGAACTCTTGTTTGTTGAGCGCAGAGGAACGCTTGAGCGGTCGCAGGCGCTTACGCCCAAACCCTTCCAATGTTTCCCACCCAAAGCACTCACCCAGAAAGTAATCGTGCAGGTCATCGCGTGTCCATCCGCGCAACGCCTCGCCACCGCCCTCTAAAATGCAGGGATAACAAACACCCCACAGGAATTTGTTTTGTTGGGCGGTGCGCGGCTTCTTCCACTCCGTAATCTCGACCGCCCATGTTCTGAGCGGGTCAAGGTTAGACACCATCCGCGTTACGACAGATGCCATAGCGTCGGGTCTGGTGCCTCGCGGGAAGATGCGTTTCATACCCCGCACAACCCTTCGCATTCGTTGCCAAACATATCTACTTGGACATGGCTTTTTACATTGGCAAATTTCACCTCATCAAGAGGCACGCAAGATGTGTGAAGGAACGGGATTCCACGCAACGCGTTTTGTTGTGCATACGCAGCGTGCATCTGTTTTTCAAATTCGACGGCTCTGGCAAATTCGTGCGGCTCCTCGTCGCGCAATCGTACCCATTCGGTATCCGAGTGGAAGGGGCAAAACACACAGGCCGAGCGCGGCGGCGTTGGGTATCCTTTAGCCTTCATCCACGCAAAACAATCATCTCGCGTCATTCGCATATCGATTAACGGCCAATAGTTTTCGCAATACGGAAACCGGCTCGGCTTCATCCTGTGGGCTTCGTCAAGTGAAATGCCAATAGCCATTTGTGCCAAAACAGATTGATTTTTGCTGACGCGCTTAATACCAAGCAGTTCCCTGACTTTGGCATAAATAGGTTGAATCTTAAAATCCACGGTGCATTTGCGGCCTAACAATCCGGCGCGTTTACCGGCAGGGTCTTTTACAAACGCCGGAATGCCCCCTTGTATGTAACGATTGCCCGATTTTTTAGACACTCGGATTGCCAACTCACGCTCTGCAAGATTTCCTTTCGTCACCCGATACACAGAGAACGGATACGGACAGCGTTGGATTTCAGCCTCAAGCCAATCTAGCCACGCAATGACTGCATCGGGTTCATTTTGAGTGTCCGCGAAAATAGCAGCGTCCACCGGCTCCAATTCGCCGTGGGCAATCATCAACGCAAGTGTGCTGCTTTGAACGCCAGCGCCGAGTGAGAGGAAACGCTTCATCGCTCGGATGCCCTCACCCGTCCAGCCCATTGCTTCCATTCGTGGGCATATTCGACATTCTGGTATTCATCGAACCACGGGCCACCCTCGGTGAAATGCACGCAGGTCGGGTCAGGAACCTGCGCCCGTGTGTGCCAGCCCTCCAAGTAGTTGAAGGTCGGCGGTAACGCACCGATGTTTCGGTCGTTTACCCACATAAATCTGTGCAGATACATCCCGGTTTCGCTGTTCACGATTTCGGGTGTCAGTCCACCCATTGACGGATGGCTGCAATTGAACCACATAAACGACGACCAGTTTTTGCGCGGGTATTGGCGCTGTACCTGCCCGTCCATCTTTGTCAGGGATGTGGGCTTGTAGTCGTGCTGGACACACCACACGGCAACATCAGGATTGTTGAAGTCGAGCAACGGCTTTAGACTGTGCCGTACCAGAAAGTCACAGTCCATGAACAAGGCATTGCCCCTGAAGTTGCAGAGCGCAGGCACAAGGAACCGGCTGAAACTAAACTCCGTGGATGAGAACGGGTCTGGTTCGCGCCAGTACATCCCCATTTCACGGAGGTCATCTAGTCGAAGCGCGACAACCTCTGCCTCCATGTGTTCCAGAATGGACGCACGGGCCACCTCGTAGGCGATGTCCTCGCGGCTATCGTATCCGATAAAGATTTTCAAAACGGCAAATCCTCATCGTCGTTGAACTTCTCGGGGTTCTGTTCTTCCATCGTTTTAGGACGCGCAGCCTGCTTCGGCTCGAACTTGAGGGACATGAAGGCATCGCCGGTCTTACTGCTGCGCTTAATCCACGCGCTGATGTTTAGGTCAATGTTGTCGATGACGGCAGAGCCACGGTAGTTAGGCGCTTTTTCGTTTCCCTTCTGGTCGTTCTTGAACAAAACGCCACGGTTGTTGTTGTCGTACTGCTTATTCACAGGGTCACCTTTTCTAGTTTGTTAAGTTTGTCGTCCAACTCTTGCAGGAAAGTAGTTACCTCCTGTTCAAGCATCTTGATGTAGTCGTCATCACGCGGAACGCGCACGACTAACAGTTGCAGCCGTTCGGGCAGGCGCGGGTCGTAGGACACGAAATCGCACCACGGCTTACCGGCACACGCCATCTGCCATTGCATCTGCGTGAAGTATTTAAGGGGGGGAAATTCTGCCAACACATACTCAAGGTGAGTAGCGGTGTTAGGGCATTTGACCTCAATCAAACCTTCCTCGGCAAAACCGTCTGGGGAGGCACCAGACATTGCAACAGTCGGATGGTCTATAAAGCCGACATCCTCAACCAGTATCCCGGTCTTTGCGGCGTAGGCGGCTTTGGCGTTCGGCTCCTGCTCCGTCCCCCATTCCATCGCTGCATTGCTGAACGAAGATGCCTTCTGACCCGTCAGCCGCTCAACCACAAGGTCAGCCATATAGTTAGCGCGACCTGCGCCATAGCCGGTCTTGGTCTTGGCAATGACATCCGCAACGCGGGAGGCTGTGACCTTGCCAAGCCGTGCCGCAAACCAGTCGTCTGTACGCTGTTCCATTAGGCTAGTTCCTTCTTGCGTGCGCTGAACGCATCCATGTGCGTTGCGCGGATGGCGGGGTCAAGCGACTTGAAGAGGACAACGAGCGCAGCAGCATCAGCCGCCGACGCAATCTGCGCCAACACCTCGGGGCTAGGTTCGGCCTTTTCCGACTCTGGCAAGTCCTCACCCGCGTAGATGTAAAGCCCAAGCCCGTGCATGGCGATGGCTTTAGCAAGACAACGCATCGTCGCGGTGTTCACGGCAAACGCATCGGGGTCAACGATGGCGCGGTTGCGGTTGTCCATGACGGGCAAAATGCAGGTCTTAATGTTGCCCTTGATTTCAACGCTAACCTTGACCATTGCCGTGCCGTTTCGCAGGTACATCACGGGGCTATCGTTCCACTCATGCGCCGTCCATTGTGCGCCGGAGTCAACCTTCAACACTTCAGCCCACGCCCATGCCCATGACAGGTAAGACAGGTTGCCCTTTTTCTCAAGGTGTTCGTTGACATTGATTTTCAGAAGTTCCGACATTTCTTGCTCTCCTCAATCATTCGTTTAAGTTCGCGCCGCAGTTCGTTGTGGCGGTCGATATCGGCTTGCGTCCAAGTAAAGATGACCGGCTCGGTGTAGTACCGGCGTTCCTCGCATTCGCGTTGCTGTTGCCAGTCGTCCATCAGAAAGTCCTCACGGCAAGCCACGCAAGGGCAAGAAACATGGCAAACGAGAACAGGTACAGGCCAACGGTTTTCATACTGTTGCCCTCGCCATCTGTAGGGCTTGGAACATCAGCCGTTGGTTGGTTCGAGCGCAAATAACAAACGCTGCACGGATGTCTGCGTGCGCTCTTGCGTGCTTCATCGCAAGGTCACGGGCTGCTCTGGATTCACCTGCTGCGATTGCCCATCTAATTGAGGGCGGCAGGTGTTGGGGGATGGGTCGCATATCTGTTGCTCCGGTTACCGGTCGTTTGTGACCGTGGAGCCATGATGCGCTTGCTGTTAACCGATGTCAACATCCTCTTGCATTTATTTTTACCATCGTTAACTTACCGCTTCATGGACATCCAAGCCGCCCTAGCCGTTGCCGGTAGCAAAGCCGCCCTTGCCCGTAAACTGGGAGTCAGCCGCCCAGCCGTCAGCAGGTGGGTCAAGGCAGGGAAACTGCCTGCAATGCGGGTCTGGCAATGGAAGGCTCTAGAAGCCGTCACCCCGCCGATTACAGCCAATTCTACGCCTACCCCCGGCTGACCCCTACCCCTGCTGTAAAGCCGCCAGAATCTTTCTGGCGCGGGTTCCTGTGCGATTGGACGCTACAGGACTTCTCTGGACGCCAACCCTTAAACGACAAACCCTCCGTGAAGGAGGGCTTGACGCGGGCGGGGGGATAGCCCTATCCTCGGAATGCGGGTCGAGGTAAAGGCAAGATAAACCGGGGGAAACGGTTTGTCAAACGCCTACCTCCGACGCTCGGGCAGTCTGGTCGGGGAAACAACGCACAGACCTTCCTTAAACCTACATCGGGGCAGCCAGCCTGTAGGCACGCGGCGTTAGTCGGGAAGCGTGAATGGCACCGGGAAACCGGCAAAAGTAGCCGACAGCAGGGTGGCTCCGTCAGTCATCAATTCTGCACGACTCGCTTTAGGCGTATTCCGTCTAAACCGTGCAGAGTTCACCATCAGTCATCAGGGTCTAGACCCTCCTTTTAGACCATCTTTAGCCTGAATCAGTCTTGAATCTAGAAGCCTAAACTAAAGTCGTTGCATTAACCTCCGTAAACAGTTACGCTTGTCCTGTCTAACCACAGAGAGGTTTTTATGCACGAATTAGACGAAGCCGCATGGGAGCGATGGGTTGCCTACCGCAAGGCCATCCGCAAGCCCATCAAAGAAGTCAGCGAACACGCGATGAAACTCAAACTGTCGCGGTTTGGTGCTGACCAAGATGCCGTGGTCGAGCAGTCCATTGCTAACCAGTATCAGGGGCTGTTCGAGTTGAAGAAGGCCGCACCCCGTCCGGGCGAGAAGGTTGAGAAGACCGATAAGCAACGCGCCGCAGATGTCGCTCGTCACGCTGAACAGGACGACTGGAACGCGAGGGCTTGGGGCAAGTTGGAGCCGACCCCGCTAAACCGGCTCAAACTCTGTGAGGCATATCTTGCTCGATTAACCATCAACCCTGACCCGGATGCGATGGAGCGTCTGCGGGACTCGACTGCCGCCGCGTTGCGGTCAGTTGATGCAGCCGAGGTGCTGGGTCACCCGCACCTGATGTCGATGGTTCGCCAACTGTTTGGTGAACGCGGCTTGAATAAACTCAAAAAGCGAGAGGTGCAATCGTGAAGTTAACAATCAACGATATGTGGGATGCGTTGAAGGCGTATCAGACGCAGGCAAATGCCGACGGGCATGGCAAGTCGTGGCAAATAGCGTGCCAGACAAAAACCGTAGCCGACATGGACGCTGCAATCGAGGATTCGAGTGAACGGATGCAGGAAGCCGACCCCGATTACGAACGGATGCAGGAAGTTGACCCCGATTACGGGTTGTTTGGTGGTCGCCCGAACGACGATTACGAGCGGATGTACACCGCAGGCGAGGCGATGATTAACGCGGTATATGTGATGCAGTCGGATGTTTCGCAGCAGGAAAACATTACGATGGCAATTCGACTCATCCAAAAGGCGCAGGAAATCGGATGACCCGCACCTGTAAACAATGCGGTCAGAAGTTCTTCGGCGCGTCGAGCATCCTTCAGCATCGCAGCGGTGCGTGCGGTAGCGCGGAACTGCTAAAGTCTCGCGGCTGGGTCAAGACCCGCGCAGGTTGGGTATCGCCACAACGCGCAGCGCACGACAAACGCCGTGGAGTTTGAGCGGCTAATGAAAAACCGGGATGCGCCGCATATTGATTACGGCGCATTCCTAGGGTTGCTGCCAAACAACCCTAAAGCCTGCCCGTGCAATATCGACGGCATTATCGAGCGCAAGGGAAAGTTCCTCGTATTAGAATGGAAGCGCGAGGGTGAGGGGATGTCCGAAGGGCTGCGCCGCACCTTGCAGGCACTCGCTGCCACGCCAAACTTCCAAGTGTGGGTGGTGCGCGGGGATACGGACGAGGGGCTACGGATAGCGCGGTTTTTCTTCGTGCCGCCGCAGGGCAAAGCAATGTTGCTTGGGGAAGGCGTGGAGGAATTTGTACGCGCCTACAAACTCTGGTACGAATGGGCTGACGGGTCTTTCTGATGCGCTACGCCGCGCGCCGTGACGCGAACGATGCC